TATGACAAATCTGAATTTGAGACTATCTCTAAACTAAAAGAGACAGACGAAGATATTGAGAAGGATTGGAAAATGCAAAGACCTTTAAAAGAATTTTCTGCTGCTACAAACTTTAAATCATATGATGAGCTGAAAAGCAAATTTGAGAAAACTGTTTATGGCACAGGAAAATCTGAGACGGCAGAGCAAGTAGATATCCCACCTGTAAGTGCTGCTGTTGAAGAAGTTAGTGAAGACCTAAAGCATGAAAGTATACCAACTCCAGAAGTTACTTCCCCTAGTAATGATGAAGATGATACTATGAATTACTTTAGCAAATTAGTCAACGACTAATCTCTCCTAGTAAGTAATATAATCACTAACGAAAGGGCGGCCTAGTGTCGCCCTTTTTTACATATAAATAGGGACATGATTAAAAGTTTTATTGAACATAGACTATTTCCTACTACAGTATATCAGAATGAGATACCTGTAAATCAAAACGAATTTACTACAATAAAAGAAATAGATTATGAGCGTATGCCTAGTGATAATGGGCATATGACAAGGTACAAAAGAATTTTAACACTATTACCTGATACAAGAAAAGCAATAGAAAAACATATAAATTACTATGCTTATGATGTACTAGGTATATCTCATAAACATAAATTTCATATCACTACAAGTTGGGTTAACAGACATAAAACAGGTGATAAAGCACACACACATTTTCATGCTAATTCATTGATAAGTGGTTGTTACTATCTAAAAATGCCAGAGAGTGGTGGTGATATTTGTTTTCCTAAACCTACTAATCATAATAATTTTTTAAGTGATACATTTAATTTTGACACACAGGTAACTAACGAAAGAAATTCAGCAGAGTATAAGATAGATGTTAAAGAGGGTATGATACTATTGTTTCCGTCTCAAGCAAGACATTTTACTCAGATAAATAATTCTATAGAAGATAGATACTCACTTGCATTTAATGTATGGACTAGAGGTGAGATAGGTTACGAAGATATAGAGAAGATTAAATTATAATGGATTTATTTTTAGACATATTAACTAAGTTTGGATTACCAGTTGCTGGTGCAATGGTAATGGGTGTCTTTATATACATTATTCTTAAATACATATTAGCAGGTGTTGTAGGTCAAGTTGCCACAATCACAATGTTAATCTCAGCATTAGACAATAGAATTAAAACAATGAACCACGACATGATTAAATTAGATATATTAATTAGTAGTGCTTTAAATTTACGACCAGATTTAGATAGAATATCTAGGTCAGACGGCAAAGAAGACGCAAGGAAAGATTGATGGTTGAAGTAGAAGTAACAGCACCTATTATAGATATGTTAAATAGATATGGATTTGCCTCTGTAGCAGCAATTGCTATGGGTTGGTTTATCTATTTTATTTACAACTTTGTGACTGGTAATATTATAGAAAAATTAGACAAGGCACAAATGACGACTATAGCACTAATAGACCGTATTAGAATGCTAGACAATGACTTAATACGATTAAGGTCAAAACTTAATACAGTATTAGAAATGAGAGAAAATGAAGAAAATAACAAGCGTAAAAAATCAGATTAGTTACCTTAACGGATTATTTCAAGGTGCCCTTGCATTATTGGCATTGTTTGCCATAGCGATATTGCTCGTATTCATCACACAATTATTATAAATAGTAGCATGAAAAGTACACTTAAGCGTGTACTAGGGATAATATTTTTATGTACTTTGTTGACTTCCACTAGTACATCATCAGAAATCGTGCATGAGTTTAAGAACCCAGCGTTTAGCGGCATTGGGTATAGTTCACATGTACTTTCCGTAGAACAGTTACAATCAAACAGAAAAAAAAGTGTAGCTGATGACGCTAAGTCAGCGGCAGCAGCGGCAACGAGAGCAGAAAATAATACTACTATTAATAAGTTTATTAAAAATGTAGAAAGTAGAATTTATGCCAATCTATCTAAACAGTTAGTTGATAACATGTTTGGTACAGAATGTTCTGGTACTTGTCCTACAAGTGGTACAGCAACAGTTGAAGGTTCACAAATTGCTTGGGTAAAAGATACTTCAACAGAAATAATTACATTAACAATTACAGACCCTAATGGCAATGTTACTACAATGTCCGTGCCACTAGGTGACTTTAAATTTTAGGATTTTATGGGAATGTTAGAAATATTAAAAGTGTTGGGAGTGGTGTGTTTGTTGACTGGTTGTGCTACAAATAGTGCTATTAAGAATGGCGAATATAAAGCACCATTCATACAAGGTACGACTACAATGCAATTGTTAAAAGAGATACCAGATTTAGATAATCAACCTGTAATTACAATTGCAGTTTATGAGTTTAGTGACCAAACTGGTCAAAGAAAACCAAGCACAAAGTTTTCGCAACTGTCAACGGCAGTTACACAAGGTCCTGATGTATGGGTTATCAATGCATTGAAACATGTAAGTGGCGGTGATTGGTTTAAAGTTGTAGAACGAAAAGGTCTAAATAATCTAGTCAAAGAAAGACAATTAATTAGGTCTACTAGAGAATTATATGATGGAGAAAGTGATGTTAAAAATCAATTAAAACCTATGTTATTTGCCGGTCTTATTGTAGAGGGTGGCATAGTAGGTTATGATACTAACACACAATCTGGTGGTATAGGTGCGAGATATTTTGGTATTGGTATAAATGAAATGTACCGTACAGACCAAGTAACAGTTTCATTAAGATTAGTTGCAGTACAAACAGGAGAAATATTATTAACTGTTAATGCAACAAAAACAATTGCCTCTTATAGTAAAGGTGGTGATGTGTTTAGATTTTTAGATTTGGGTACAAAAGCGCTTGAACTTGAACAAGGTTCAGCCGTGAACGAACCAGTTAGTTATGCTATACGAACAGCAATAGAGTATGCAATCTTGCAAATGATTTATGAAGGTGTCAATTGTAATTTATGGAAAATGCAAGGTGTAAAGGAGATAAAAATACATGAAAACAGTAACTAAAATAGTTATGTTTTTGATGATGTTAACAATGCCAGTAATGGCAAACGACATATATGTAACACAATCTGGAGCTACATTGACTTTAGATGTATTACAAGACGGACAAAACAACACAATAGGTAACAGTACAACTGCTTCAACAGTAACAGGTGCTACATCTAACTTTAACATTGACCAAATTGGTGATAGTAACGTTTTAACTTTTGATATCAATGGTGCAAGTTACACAGGTACATTTAGTACAACTGGTAATAGTAACAACATTGACTTTAATTGTGATAGTGGCGGAACAGTTAGTTCATGTGCTTCTGTAACTGCTTCAATTGTTTGGGTAGGTTCTTCAAATGACCTAGACATTGATGTTGGTGAAACAGCAGACGCTACAGGTGCAACGATTGGTATAACTGGTGCTTCAGGTAGTGACAGTAATGTGGTTGCTGCTACAATAGACGGTACAAGTGTTATCTTTACTTTATCAGTAAACGGTGACACAAATAACTACTTGGTAGATATTGACGGAGATGGTGATAGTGCAGGTCACACCTACATACACACACATACAGGTTCAATCGCTGATGTAGATATCACACAATCAGGTATCTATGATAATATGATTACACTAACAACTTCTGGAGACAATCATAATATAGATATAATCCAGAGAGACTAATAATGTCTAAATGGTTTATAACCTTTTTAATAATCTTCTATGCTGGTCATAGTTTGGCTAGCATAGGAGAGGTAACACAAATAAAAGGTAATGGTGTTGTAGATAGAAAAGACGGCGAAAAAGAAATTGTCCTAGAAAAAGAAACAGATATATTTTCATACGATACAGTTAAAACAGGCAATGGTAAAGTTGGTATAGAATTTATAGACGCTACCAGAGTTGATGTAACTGAACATAGTAAACTTATCATAGATGAATTTGTTTACGACCCTAATACTAAAACAGGTTCACTATCATTAAAGGCAAAACTAGGCACAATCAAATATGCCTCAGGTCAGATTGCCAAAAATTCAAAACAGAATGTAAAGATAACAACACCTACGGCAACGATTGGTGTTCGTGGTACAGATTTTACAATGACTATAGATGAGATAGGTTCATCTACAATTATTTTATTACCAAGTTGTGATACAAATGGTAATTGTTTTGTAGGTGAGATTAGTGTAGAAAGTGACGCTGGCCAAGTTATACTTAATCAGGCATTTCAAGCAACAGTAGTTGATACAGTTGCAAGTAAACCATTGACGCCTGTTAAATTAGATTTAGACGAAAACATGATTAACAATTTATTAATCATATCTAAACCGGCAGAGATAGAACAAATGCAAGATGTAGAAGGACTAAATGAAGTTGCAGACGCATTAGATATAGACTTTTTACAATTTGATGATTTAGAGGTAGATTACCTTGAAGAAGATGAAAGTCAATTTGTAACAGGTTTAGAAATAGATTTTTTAGAACAAAATTTCTTAGGAGATATTTTAGCACAAATCAATAAAGAGTTAGCAAAAGCAATGAGGTCAGAATTTGATAAACAAAAATCAGTTGACGGTATTGTATTAGGTAGAAACGCTGAGACTGGTGTTATAATATTAGATGAAGATCCAGAATGGGTGTGGATAAGAGAAGACGCTAGTGGTGCATACATAGAATTAAGACTAGACAAAGAGTATGGTTATATTTTAAACATAGTACAAAGTGAATTTGAACAATACGACTTTCAATTAGGAGGACAAGAGAATGCTATCAATATTCAGCAAATTAATTAAAGAAAATTTATTACTAGTATTTTTAGTAGTCTTTATATTGTTGATTTCTACAGTAGGTAAAGCAGAAACAGTACATATTAATTATACTGATACTAACATGTATAATAATATGAAAAGTGAATTAGAAGATATGGGTTTTACTGTTACTGGTACAAATAGTGGTACTGTAACACTATCAGATTTTACTAGCAAAGATTTACATATCAATGTTGCAGGTAGTTCAAATTGTGGTAATAA